TCTGTATCGTGGCCACGTCCTCATCGAAGATGATTGATCCGAATATGATTTTCATGATTACCCCAGTGAAAAGATGATGCAGATGAACAGCCACCATACGGCGGCTGCAAGTAATGTCCACGCTATGCCAGTGATCAGTCGCATCGCGCCACCTCAATACTCTTGCAAGAAACCACGCGAGAGCGGCCATCGAGCCAGCGCACCCGCACTAAGTCTTGCGTGTAAACGTCAGTGATTATCCCTCTCCTCTCAGGAATCAATCCACTGTCCCGATCAACTGAGCGTAGGAATGAGTCCCTGTATTTCACAACGTCATGAAGCGTCATAGGTCACCTTAGATATTTTTTGATTGAAAGATACGAGCCAAGTACTCGCGGCGTGATACGCGCTGCACACTAGCGCTCTCAGATACATGGCCGCAGCAATCATGCTCACAGCGGCAGCTATGCGACAGTGTCGCAGCGATAGCATCGCTTACGTCTTTATCACCGATGCTGTAGTCGGCAATGACGCGCACGGTATAGTGGCCGTACTCACCATCCCAGTTGGTGTTCCGGGGATGTAGGACTTTCGCCTCGCCAACGTGTTGCCACTCATCTTCACTGTCCCAGCCTTGATTGAATTTAAACGTGTTGCGTTGATGCAGTTGAATCTTTTGCATGATGCCTCCGAAAGAAAAAGAAGCAGGGGCATAAGCCCCCGCCGTTATGCTGCAAGTATCTTGCTGACTGCGCGGAACGATGTCGTTGCAAGTTCCTTGCTGTCGTTCACCTGCGCCGCGTGTTTGAAGTAATCGGACAAATCAACGCCCAGTCCGATTGCGATGACGGTCACGTCAGGATAGCGACCAAGCACCGCATGTATCGCTTCAGCGGTGTACGAATCGCCATCACCGATCCACAACACGATCTTGCGCTGTTGCGGCTGCTTGCTGATGTCGGCCATGACATCGAGCAAAGCTGCTACCTCAGGCGTACTGTTGCGGGTGCGGAACAAGCTTGCAGCGCGTTCGTAGAACTTGCCGCCCTGTTCGTTCCAGTCCTTGTACACGCGCCAGCTTGCGCGACTGACGCCGCTGTTTTTGTTGCCGTGCCTGTCAATCGTTACTGCTTGCTGTGATGCACCGCCGGTGCTGAACGAAGCCACCTTGTACCGAACACCGGGGCAGCGCTTGAGCGCATCAGACAACAGCAATGCGGACTCGGCTGCATGTCTCACGCGCCCAACCTGATCGCCCATCGAGGATGAATGATCGACTGCGATGAACACTGCGCTGTCGATGCCGTCCTCGACAGAGCGGCGTGTAAACACGTTGTCCTCGCCACGCGCTATCGCACCCCAGTTGCGGGACAGACGGCCGGAGCGGTTGCGCCTATCCACTTGCTCATGCGCACTGTTGTCCAGCAGGGTGCGCAGTTCGTACGACAGCCGTCCCAGTATCTGAGGCTGCGGCGGGACGGGATCATGCTTCGCCGTCTCCCAGTGACCGGGGGAGTAGTGCCGAATGTCCCAGTCATCGACGCCATCATTCAGCGGCAGATCACCCAGCACGTCAGGCTCGACTGACAGCACGTCATCCTTGCTGGCCTGATCTCTGGCCTTGTCGCTGGGCTGCTGGCCTTCACCGTCACCCTGCTGTTTGCCTTGCTGCTGCTGTTGCTGCTGCTGTTGTTGCTGTTGCTGTTGCTGCTGTTGCTTCGCTTGCTTCAGTTGGTTCCACAGCCACAGCCCAGCATTGCAACTGTCAGTCGTAGTTTGCAGATCGGCGCAACGTGCCACGCCCTCGGCTACGATCTTGGCGTACTTGCCTTGCAAGTGAGAGACGCTCACGCCGTAGCCACGGCCATCGATGCACACTGCGAACGGCACGTTCTCGATGTTGTCGAAAGACTCGGCGGTGCAGTCCTTGGTCATCACTTGCAGCAACGTGCGCAGCAGACGATCACTGCCCACTGCATGGCCGCTCTTGATGATCTCGCGCTCTTCGCGGACATCCTCGAAAGCGTTGACGCATCGATGCAGCAGCGGGTCAGGCTTGCCCTTGTTGTTGGAGCGCACGAAGTCATCCCACAGTTCGCTGTCAGTGAACAGGCCATGACCCAGTTCATGCAGTGCCATTGCCACGATTTTGTCGGCATGCTCATCGTTGTACAGATGATCATCCTTGAAGTCGGGCAGCGTGATGGTCAGATGATTACCGGCTTCGCTCATGCAAGCGCCATGACCAGCGAACCGAATTGCGAAGTGCTTCGGCTCACGTCCGAAATTAGCCCACGTCTTCCGTAGCGTGGTCTCGATTGCTGCCTTGATTGCTTTGCCTTTTCTCATGCTTCCCCCTATGCCCAGTGGGCGGTGAACAATTGCCGGAGCGACTCTTGCGATTCCTCCGGAGATTTGTTTACGACAGACAACTCCCAAGCGAACTCAGGATCAGCACCGCCATTGACTGCGAGAACGAACGCAAACGCCTGACGCAGTGACGGCGGCTCTACCAGCGATCCGCCCACTTCCCTGCGGCAGACGTTCAGCAGGTTGACCAAGCTGTTCGCCAGCTTGTACGGCGCACCGCGATTCTCCAGCAGCTTGATCTCGATGGCCTCATCCAAGAATTTCACCTTGAACGAAAACGCGAAGCGGTCAATCAGTGCGCTGTTCTGCACAGACGTGCCAGCGTACCGCCCAGTGCTATCGCCGCATCCGTTGGTGTTGTCCGCTGCGATAAACGCCATTCCCGGTGCGCGATGCACCGTTTCCCCGGTGCTGGTGATGGTGTAGCTGCTGTTCGGTTCCAGCAAGGCGTGGAGCGTGGTCGCGTAGTCAGGCCGCACTGCACTGGCTTCGTCCAGTAGACAGATCGCACCGGCGGTGCGGTACGCCTGTAGGACTTGGCCGTCCTGCCACACCGTGCTGCCGTTGACCAGTCCGTCAGCGCCAATGAACTCGGCACGTTCGGTGTTGCGGTCAAAGGACACGCGGTAGAACGGGCGTCCAGTACGCGCCGCCAGTTGCAGTGCGAACTGCGTCTTGCCAGTCCCACGCTCACCGCCCAGCCAAATGTTCTGACCGGACTCGATGGCATGCAGCGCCAGCTTCAGCGTCCGCTCATCGAAGACGTAGTCAGGGTCTACGTTGTACGGCTGACCGTACACTTCGCAATCGCCGGGGATGTTTAAACAGAACACGTCAGCGATGGGCTTGCGTTGCGCCGGAGCAGCCTCGGCCACGCGCTGCTGTACTTCGACGGGCGCAGACTCGAACGCCGCCTTGATCGGGGCGAAAGCGTCAGCGACAGCCTTGGTCACCTCGGCCTTGCTTACGCCAGTTTTGCGATGGGAGCGCAGTTCTTTGACTTCCTTCTCGCGTTCAGCGTTGGCCTTTGCCAGTTCGGCGTTCGCCCTCTCAGTATCAGCGAGGCCAGTGGCAATACGGTTCACTTCCGCGTTCGTGGCGGCGATGGCCACTTCAAACGATTGGGAGGTCAGCGTAGTGTGGTTATTGACCACGCCCAAAACGTCTGAGGCAACAGCCTTGCGCAGATGGATGACAGCGTCATCAAGCTTTCGGCTCACGATGCCGTTGACGAAGCCTTCCAGCTTCGCGTCAGAGACAGGCGCGGTTGCCGCCGGAGCAGCGGAGCGGACGATACTCACCGCCTCTTGCAAGTCCTCCCAGTTTAGGTGACTCACCGCAGCGATCAGATGGTCGCGGCGATTGCTCACCGGGAATAGTTTGAGGTGAGCGCAGACGGCTGCGAGGTCGGGTGTAGAGATGCTGTGAACCATGTTAATTTTCCTCCGGGATTAGGTATGAATGCTTGGGGCAGAGCGGCATTCCAACAGACAGCCACTTGTGGGTAGTGCGAACGGTGTATCCACAGTCGCGGCAGACGCACTTGATCATGCGAGTGCCTTGCTTGGTACGGGTGCTGGTGTCCAGCGCAGCGTGGGGGTAGGCTCCCAGCGTACGCAGGATGGGTGCAGCAAAGTGTTTAAACGAATCACCAGCGTAGGTTGCGGTCAGCTTGCCCTCAAGGTGCAGCGCCCGTGCCAGTGTCGCGAACGGGCTGTTGCTACGGTGACCACTCTTGCAGCCGTCAGCCGCATGGCAAAGTTCATGCGTGAGGATTGATAGGACTGATACAGGGTCATCCTCGATCGGGCTGACCATGATCTCGAAAGATGCATCGCCGGAGCGGACATCAGGCCAGCACTCGCCAACCTGTACAGCCCCGTTCTTTTTCTTGCGTGTGCCGCCTGAGCCAAAGCCGCAGGTAACGCGGATGCGGTCAGGCAGTGGATAGCCAGCCTCGGCGAAAGCCGGACTCAGTTCTGACATGGCCGCTTCCAGCCACGCCTCGCGGGTTTCAAAAATACTTCCATTGATAATTGCCATTGCACTTCTCCCTATATGCGAGTGAATGTTTCTATGACTGGCTGCTCTGCGTGGATATTGTACCCCAGCGCCTCTATGGTAGTGAGAGCATTGTGCGTCAGAGTCTTAGTCCCGGCGAGTCGGGCGAACAGCTTCGCCCTCTCGCACAGCGGGTGAACCACTTTCACCCCAAACTGATCCTTGACCTGCACTGATATGCCCTTGTCTCCCCTGTCGGGAAAGGTCTCGCGGTAGGTGATCTTCATTCCTCCTCCCTGTTGTCCTTGACGTGGTCAATCCAGTATTCCAGCGTGTCCCAGTTGATGCCTACACCGGCATCGTGCTTCTTGTCAGTCAGCCGTAGGACTTCGCGGCACTCTTCCTCTGTCAGGTCAGAGTCCTCATCGCCATCGTGTGCCAGCACGTCACTGACGTGCCACCAAACGCTGATCCAGTCCGGATCGGCTGCGCGTTGCGCGGCATAGCGCACTGCGTCTTCGTCTGCGCCCTCAGGTATTTCAATCGTGATCGTCTTCATGTCATGCCCCTTTAAACTAGAATGAAAAGAAGGCCGAATGCCACGGTGTCGATAAACGACACAAAGGCAACAGCCCAGCTGTCTTTAAACAACGCCAACAATGTCAGCGCACAAAAAAAGCAAAAAAGAAAGCAGAAAAAAACTGTCAACATGATGTTTCTCCTATGAGAATCAGGCACTTGCGGTAGCCTGTTGCACCGCCTAAAACTACTCGCCGGAGCAGTCTTAGGTATGCCCTGTCTTACGCATTGCAGGGCGAAGCGAAAGCGAAGCATCTATGGCCACGTCTTATCAATCGCGTGGAGGGTGCTTCGTCTGCCATCAGGATGGGGGAGTCTTCGCACTCCCAGCAATGGACTTGTCTCGATGCCCTGTTCCGTCTACAACCTTTCGCTGCACCGTTCGCCGCACCGTTCCACGTCTTACCTATTGCGTGGGGTGAGCATCCCGGTCTCGCGTCAGGGTCACTATGGGGCGGCTTATCTGCGCCCAGTGGTATGACGTACTGGAGGACTCATTCGATTCAGTCACTGCGGCGAGGGTCTTATTCGCCCCCTAAGTCCTAACTTGCTGGGAGTCCGCATTGCTGTACTACATTGCAATTAACGCTGTCAGTTTAAACTGGTTGACACAAAGTTGCAAATTATTTTGGTACTGAGAAAGTTGCAATTAAATCAATGGTTTAAACATCTTGCGACAGACCTGCCGGGGCAGGTTTCGGCTATCAAAGCCTCATCAGTGTCGCTCAGTAATCGAAGCCGACGAACACCGGCTTGGTAGCCTTGATGAATATTTCCCGGCTGGTATCCTCGGCGTCGATGGCCGAGAATGACTTGGTTGCCCTGTCATAGTGGCCTTTGACGTACACGGTCTTGGCATCGGCCTTGCGCTTGATGTACTCACCGGCTGCTACGTTGCGGATGGCTGTCTGTTGCATGGTTGTCTCCTGTTGGGTGGTTGGTGTTGCTGTGTTACATGGCAATTAACGGTGCAAGTTTAAACAGGTTGACACGACATTGCAATCTTTTTTGACATCGAGAAAATGTCATTGTAAATCAATGGTTTAAACGCTTGCAACAGGCAAGCTGCTAAGGCAGAATTCGGTCATGAAGACCGAAAAAGACAATCGTCCAAGGTACGCACCACTAAGCGCCGGATCGGTCCGAGGTAGAGCAGCAGATCGAATACGTGCAGCAGTGGAGAGAACACCAGCAGCAACAGTGGGAGAGGCGATGAAACGCCTTGCCCCTCAGCATCAGCGATACGTCATGAAGAGGGCAGAGGGAATGGGGCGAGACCAAGCTTACCGAGAGGCAGTGACTGATACACGCAGGGCGAATGACTATGGGCGCAGACTGGAGCAGCAACCCCATATCGCCGCTGCATTGGCTAAGGCCGAGGAAGCGGTCATGCAGGGTAGCCTGATGAGTGCAGCGCAGCGGAGGGACTATGTGTTGGATAGGTTGGTGCAGGAAGCCCAACAGGGTGGAGATTCAGCGCGAGTAAGAGCCTTAGAATTGCTGGGCAAAACGGCTGGCCTCTTCGTAGACCGATCAGAGGTGAATTTAAACAGCACTGGCGATATCAGAGGGCAGATCGAGTCGCTGCTTAACTCTGTCAGAGGGAGATCAGCATCAATCAACATAGAGGATGCGCAAGTCGTTGATGAGGCTGAGGATTCCAATGAGGATGGAGAATCGTTTAAACAGTCTGCTGAGACCCCACTGGGTGGGTATACACCGCTGGAAAAATGACCCGTAGCGCGATGGTTGACAGTGTGTCCCACATAATTCTGCACCCCATTAAAAGCACATTGCATGATCACCTATAGATTTAAACAACCAAGTCCGCGTAGTGAGACCAGATGGGGTGGAAAGCTAATAGTGAAAGGATTGTCAATCCCTATGACCCCCCGGCAGAGAGATGTATATCTATACGTCAGATTTTTTTGGGAAAAATTTGGATACGCACCATCACAAACTGACATTGCATATGGGCTTGGCTTAAAGTCAAAGTCAAATATCCAAAGAATAGTGAAACGTCTTGTAGATAATAAGGTACTATCGGCAGACAAGTTTAAACACAGGGTTGTGAAACCTGCAAACGTAAGCCTTGTAAGACTACTGTCAAGGGACGCTAGAGTTGGTGTTGAACGACAACATAACAATTGAAAATGTTGCTCCGCTGTTAGACAAGATGACTGCCAGTGAGCAGTCTGAATTGTTTAAATTGCTTGAGATATATAAGCGACAACAACAAGAGCATGAAGCCGCAAAAGGGTTCTTGCCCTTTGTTCAATTGATGTGGCCTGACTTTGTGTCTGATACCTTTATAGCGGGTAGACACCATGCAATCATGGCAAAAAAGTTTGAGGGTATTGCTGATGGGTCTATAAAGAGACTGATCATCAATATGCCACCACGGCATACCAAGTCTGAGTTTTCGTCTTACATGCTTCCAGCATGGTTCATGGGCAAGTTTCCACACAAGAAGATTATTGAAGCCTCACACACAGGCGACAAAGCGCTTGAGTTTGGGCGACGGGTCAGGAACCTTGTAGCGTCGCCCCAGTATCAGTCAGTGTTCCCCAATGTCCTCCTTCAGTCGGACTCAAAAGCGGCAGGAAAGTGGTCTACCAATAAAGGCGGCTCATACTTTGCCGTAGGCGTAGGTGGCGCTGTCGCTGGCTATGGCGCTGATTTGATGGTGATCGATGATCCACATTCGGAACAGGACGGTAAGAATCTGAATTCAGATTCTTTTGATGCGGTCTACGACTGGTATATGACAGGCCCTCGGCAGCGTTTACAGCCGGGGGGAGCCATTGTTTTGGTCATGACCCGGTGGGGTAAGAAGGATTTGACTGGTCGATTGCTGGATTACTCAGCTAAGAATCCAAACGCGGATCAGTGGGAAGTGATTGAGTTCCCTGCGATCTTGCCTTCTGGCAAGCCGCTTTGGCCTGAATTCTGGAGTCTGGAGGAATTGGAGGCAACCAAAGCCACGATCTTCCCAAGATTCTGGGCGGCGCAGTATCAGCAAGAACCGACCTCGGCGGAGTCGGCCATCATCAAAAAGGATTGGTGGAAGCTGTGGGAAAAGGATGAGCCGCCCCAGTGCGAGTATGTCATTCAGTCTTGGGATACGGCCTTTACCAAGAACGAACGCTCAGACTACTGCGCCTGTACCACTTGGGGTGTTTTCTATCATGAACAGCGAAAGCCGATGACTTCTGTCATCGTCAAAACACCGGCAATCGTCCTGTTGAACTCCTTCAAAGAAAAGATGGAATTTCCAGAACTGAAAGAAACTGCGTTTAAACATTACAAAGAATACAGTCCAGACACGCTTCTGGTCGAAGCAAAAGCCTCAGGTCAGTCGTTAATTCAAGAACTTAGGCAGATGGGCATCCCAGTGCAAGAGTTTGTGCCTTCTAAGGGGAATGATAAGATAGCCCGTGTAAACGCTGTGACTGACCTGTTTGCGTCTGGAATGGTTTGGTATCCAGATACACGATGGGCGCATGAACTGATTGATGAGGTGGCGGACTTCCCCAACGGCGAACACGATGACTTGGTGGATTCAATGACCCAAGCTTTGATCCGATACCGGCAAGGTGGCTTTATCCGGCTCCCGTCTGATGAGATAGACGAACCCACACCGCGCAGACGTGCGGCATATTACTAGGGTACAAAATGGAAAAACCGCTAACCCCCATGTCGGTTCAAGACATTGAGAATTCTCCTGCTGTCGAATACGACATCATCCCAGAGGGCGAAACCCTTGTTGAGGTCGAGATTGAAGTAGAAGTGGATACTGACTTCTCCAAGAACTTGGTTGAAGATATGGATTCACAGGAGCTGCAATCATTAGCGCAGCAACTTCAAGATGACATCCGCATTGACAAAAACTCCCGTAAAGACTGGGAGCAAACCCTTTCTGACGGTCTGGAATTGCTGGGCCTGAAGATTGAGGAACGCACTGAGCCGTGGCAGGGTGCTTGTGGCATCTATCACAGCATGCTGACCGAGTCGATCATCAAGTTTCAGTCTGAGATGATTATGGAGACTTTCCCGGCCAACGGGCCGGTACTCACCAAGATCATTGGTAAAGACACCAAGGAAAAGCTGGAAGCTGCTGCTCGTGTCAAAGATGACATGAACGATCAGTTGACTGACAAGATGCCTGAGTTCCGCCCTGAACATGAGCGGATGCTGTGGAATCTTGGCTTCGCCGGTTCCGCCTTCAAAAAGGTTTACTTTGATCCGGCCCTTGGTCGTCAGGTATCCATGTTTGTAGCGGCAGAAGATGTACTGTTGCCGTACGGTTCGTCTGAACTTAGTCTGTGTCCGCGTGTTACGCAGGTAATGAAGAAGACCGAGAGCGAAATCAATAGATTGATCTCTGATGGCTTCTATGCAGATTTTGAGTTGGGCGAACCCGGACGTGAGATAGGCAACATTGAGAAGGGTAAACAACGCCTTGCTGGCGTTGACTCGATGGAAGACAACCGACACACCTTGTACGAGATGACGGTTGATCTTGATCTGCCGGGGTTTGAAGACGAGAAAGATGGCGAAAAAACAGGTATCTGTTTGCCATATGTCGTTACGATGGACACGTCGGGTACGATCTGTTCCATTTATCGCAACTGGAACCCAGATGATGAGCTAAAGAAAAAGCGTCAGCACTTCGTTGGCTACACCATGATTCCGGGCTTTGGCCCGTACGGCTTTGGTTATGTCCATATTTTGGGTGGATACGCCAAAGGCGCAACCTCAATCATGCGCCAATTGGTTGATGCCGGTACTTTGGCCAACCTTCCGGGTGGACTGAAGGCCCGTGGACTGCGAATCAAGGGCGATGACACCCCTATCGCTCCGGGCGAATGGCGTGATGTAGACGTTCCAGCAGGAACGATCCGCGACAACCTCGTCAACCTTCCCTACAAAGAGCCTTCCCAGACTCTTTTGATGCTGTTTAAAGAGGTTGTGGACGAAGGACGCATGTTGGCGTCAACGGCGGACATGAAAGTCGCCGATATGAACCAGCAAGCGCCGGTCGGAACGACCCTTGCCATCATCGAACGCATGATGAAGGTGATGTCGGCGGTGCAAGCGCGTATTCACGCCTCGATGAAGAAGGAGTTTGGTCTTCTGCGGGACATCATTCGGGACTACACCCCGGAGGAATACGAATATGAGACAGATGCGGGGCGAAAAGTTAAGCGGTCGGACTACGACCACTGCGACATCATCCCTGTTTCTGACCCAAATGCCTCCAGTTCAGCCCAAAGGATGGCCCAATATCAAGCTGCTTTGCAGCTTTCTCAGTCTGCACCCCAGCTTTATGACCTGCCGCTGCTCCACCGAGAGACTTTGCGTGTACTTGGGCTGAAAAATGCCAATGAAATTGTCCCTGACAAGGGAAATATGAAACCAAAAGACCCGGTTTCAGAAAATATGGACATTTTGAACGGCAGACCGGTCAAGGCGTTCATCTATCAAGACCATGATGCGCACCTTGCGGTGCATTTGGCGGCGGCACAAGACCCAAATATTCAGCAATTGGTCGGCCAAAACCCGATGGCGAACCTGCTTCAGCAATCGCTTCAGGCTCACCTGATGGAACACATGGCGTTCAAGTATCGCAACGACATTTCCAAACAAATGGGCGTTCCTATGCCAAAAGATGGCGACGATCTGGACGAACAGATGGAATTGGATATCAGTCGTCTTGCAGCAGAAGCTGCGCCGTTGGTTTTGCAAATGCACAGCAAAAAAGCTGCGCAAGAGGCGGCATTGCAACAGCAACAAGACCCAACTATCCAAGCACAGCAGCAAGAACTTGCTCTAAAGGCTCAAAAACTGCAACAAGACGCACAAGAATCGCAAGCTGAACTCGCACTGAAAGCTAAAACTCAGGCGGAAAAGGTTGAGATTGAGCGTGAACGTATTGCATCCCAAGAACGAATTGCTGGCGCACAAATCGGCAGCAGGTCGGCAATTGACAATAAAAAGCTCGAAACAGAGCAACGCATTACGGGGTTCAAAGCAGGGATTGACCTTAGGAAACCACGGTGATCAGTAGATCAATTGAGGAGTACTACCGCAAAGAGATGCGTCAGCAGATGAATGAACTTGCTGACGTTGTTGCTACCGGAGGCGCAGCAGACTGGGATCAGTACAAGTACATCACAGGCCAGATTGCTGGGCTGGCGTGGGCGGAACGTGCTTTTCTCGATCTGGTTGAAAAGAGCCAAAAGGAGCAGCAAGATGATTGAAGAAACAAACCAGATCAAGGAAGACATTCCTGAGGGTGAGGCGGATGCAAAGCAGCTGCCAGAACCATCCGGGTATCGAATCCTGATCGCGCTTCCAAAAGCAGAAGACACTTACGAATCAGGGATAGCGAAAGCGTCTCTCACACAAACCATCGAACAAGTTTCAACGGTGGTTGGTTTTGTGTTGGCTATTGGCTCGGATGCATATAAAGGCGAGAAGTATGTTTCTGGCCCGTGGTGCAAGAAGGGCGACTTTGTTTTGATAGGGCCGTACTCCGGCTCTCGTTTCAAAGTTCATGGTCAGGAATTCCGCATGATTGATGATGATCATGTGCTTGGTGTTGTGCAAGACCCACGCGGTTACAGCCGCGCTTAATAGGAGAAGAAAATGCCCAAAGAAGAATACATGGCAGACCTTGATGCGCCGGAAGGCGAGATTGTTCAAGAGATTGTTGAGGATGATGTTGTTGTATCAGTTATCGATGACACCCCGCCTGAAGATAGGGAGAAAAACAAAGAGCCGATGACGGATGAGGCGGAGCCAAGTGAAGACGAACTGGCGTCCTACTCAGACCGGGTAAAGAAGCGGATTGGCACTCTGCAACGCGCTTACCACGAAGAACGCCGTGCCAAAGAGTCGGCTGCACGGGAAGCCCAAGAGGCTTTGCGCTATGCGCAATCCTTGGTCGAGCAGAATAAGTCCTTGGTTCAAAAGGCAAATACTGACTCAACGCTTTTACATGACACTTGGAAGGCGAAAGCTGAAGGTGACCTTTCAATAGCGAAGCGTCTGTATAAAGAAGCATATGAATCAGGAGATGCAGATCAGATCATTGATGCTCAAGAAGCACTTAACCGTGCAACTATGCGACATGAGTCTGCAATCACAAAACAAGCCCCTTTACAACAAGAATTTGTTCCTGTAAAAAGCAACCAAGACGTTTACACGCAACCGGCTCCCGATCAAAACGCCGTAGCATGGACTCAAAAGAATCCGTGGTTCGGAAAAGATCGCCAGATGACGAGTTTGGCTTACGGAGTACACGAAGATTTAACGTCTCGCGGAGTTCATCCTGAAAGGGATGCTGCTTACTACTACCGCGAGTTGGACAAAGCGATGCGCAAGCGTTTCCCTGAGCATGACTGGGGCGACACCGCAGAGCAAAACGAGCTAACCACTCGCCAAGTTTCAAGACCCGCCGCAACTGTGGTCGCACCGGTCACAAGAACATCGTCCGGTAAAAAAGTTGCGCTGACACAGACTCAAGTCGCCATCGCAAAGCGCTTAAACATTCCTTTGTCGGAATACGCTAAACAAGTAGCAGCTTTACAAGGAGCGAAATAATGGCTGACGCACGTCAAACTCGTGAATCACAGACCCGTGCTACGGAACAAAGGCCGAAGCATCAGTTCATCCCACCCCAAGTGCTTCCAGAAGTACCGTTGCGCGATGGATGGGAACACCGTTGGATTCGCACCGGCATTTATGGTACTGCCGACAATACCAACGTATCTCTGCGATTCCGTGAAGGTTGGGAACCAGCACCGAAGAGCGAATATCCCGAAATGTTTGTTATGACGGATCGTGACACGCGCTTTCCCGACAACATTGAAATTGGTGGGTTGTTGCTTTGCCGCGCACCGAAGGAAATCGTTGAGGCTCGTAATGAGTACTACGCAAAACGAGCGCACGATGCCACGGTCGCTGTAGACAACAACCTTATGCGTGAGAATGATCCTCGCATGCCACTCTTCAAAGAGGGCAAGTCGTCGATCAGTTTTGGGCGCGGTAGCAAATAGTTACCGCTCATATAATTTAGGAGAACTTCATGGCATATCCGACTGTTGACGCCCCGTACGGGTTACGTCCTGTCAACTTGCTTGGTGGTCAGGTGTACGCCGGTTCTACCCGTCAGATGGCTATTGGTAGCAGCCACGGCACTGCCATTTTCTTTGGCGATGTAGTGTCGATGTCCGCTTCCGGTACTGTTTGGGGTACTGCCGCAATCAGCACCGATTCCCCCGTGCAAATTGCAGGTGTTTTCATGGGTTGTTCGTACGTGAACACCCAAGGTCAGCGCGTTTACTCGCAATACTATCCGGCAAGCACCGTTGGTGTGGTCGATGGTACGAACGCTATTCAAGCGTACATTGCGGATGATCCTGATCTGGTGATGAAAGTCGCTATCGTGTCCGGCACTACCGTTATCAGCGCGAACACTCGCGCCGGTCTGGTTGGTGGAACCGTTCCTTTGGTGAACAACATCGGCAGCACCATCACTGGCGACAGCAAACTGGCGATCCTCTCGACCGCTGGCACTGCTACCACGCTTCCGCTCAAAGTAATCGACGTTGTGCCTGAGACTGTTAATGCCTCCGGTTCTTTCACTGAAGTTTATGTGACTTGGACTGCTGGTGTTCACATGTATCGTGGCGCTGCTGGCATCTAAGGGGATAACTCATGGCAATTTCACGCGCACAATTACTGAAAGAGCTGCTCCCCGGCCTGAATGCACTGTTCGGCATGGAGTACAAGCGGTACGGCGAAGAACACAAGGAAATCTACGATACCGAGACTTCTGAGCGTTCATTTG